TGAAGATACGATTTGGGTTGATGATGAGGGTTTACTTTATAATGATACAAAGTACATGTTTCAATTAGATCACAATGAGAATTTCTGTTATGCAGGAAAAGGTTTAGTGTTAGGTACTGATGAAGAGGGTGAGGGTTGTGAACCCACCATAACACTAGAAGAATTAAAACAAAGAGTAACAAAATATTTTACAATAGGTTAGGAGAAGAAGATGAAAGTTGATGATTTTAAGGTAGGTTATATTACTGTAAGAATAAAGTTTCAAAATACAGGTAGCCTAGATGATATTGCAGAAAATTGCGATTATAATTTTATTCACAAAGATATTGTAGATACTGAAATCTTAGAGTGTGAGGAGAAGAAAAATGAAAACCAATAGAGAAAAGTATAAGCACCTACAAAAGAACTCACGTTATCAATTCTGTGAGATACCCAATGATGCAGAGGGTAGAGAGTTGGTGAGATTGATGAAGAAATACTTAAACAAAGAAAGGTACAAGATCAGAGTTAAAGGACAGTACCTTGACAAGGTTAAGTATCCTGACACCTATTGGGATAAGGGCGCACCGATTGATGCCTGTACCCACATTAGAGTGTACATTGATGAGAAACCAGAGATAGCACACAATCATTGGGTCAATGATACTACCTATGGGTTACGTCATGCTATCCATACACTAGAGCATAAGATTAAAAGTATAGAAGGTATGAGAAGATGATACACCCTTGGGAAACGAATAGATGGAAGTTATTGATTCTAATAATCTTTATCGCTTGGGTATTTGAGATGTGTTATGGAACATTTGGAGCATTAAGATGAATAAAGATAAAAAAACTTATAGATCTTTACAGAGTGACTTAAACAGTTTACTTTTAGACATGAGAATGGATAGTTCATATACTTTAGAGGCAGCAGTAGATGTTCTCCTTGCTATGGCAAGAGCTTATGAAAAGCATAGCACTGATTATAAACGTAGAGTAAAACTTAATGAGAGGTTTAATGATGTATAGAGTAAAAATATATAGAGATGAGGAGATGATTGGTTCTTTTATTGAGGACTTGATGAGTCGTGCAGTAGACAGGGCAAAAAAGTTTGGTAAGAGAAATGATGATGTTTATGTCTATGAAGTTATACAAACAGCAGATGGTTTATTTGATGAGTTAAGGTGTGTCCTAAAAACTACACTATAAAATAAATTTAGTTCTTGCTATTGTCAAAACTATAGGTATAACTATATAATACATAAAGTAATACTTAAAGAACTACTAGAACTACTCCTACTACTTTAATAATTAAAGAGAAAGAAGATAGATGAAGTATACACATAAAGTTAAACTTAAAGATGGATCTACAGTCTACCGATTCGTTGCACCTAAAGATGCAAAACTTGCAGGGGTGATGAAGAACCATACTTTTCAAGATGGTAGGAAAGCTAGACATGAGATACCAAAGTTGATCAAGACTGTTGAAGACTTCAGAAAGGGTAAAGTACTTGCAGGAAACATCAGCATTAACTCCAACTTCCAACAGGTGATAGGACACTACTTGAACACAGGTCAATTCAATTATCTTTCGTCTAACACTAGGAGAACCTACGAGTATGTCCTTAGAGCCATCTGTGATAGCAAACTCTTTAGTCGTTCCCTTGGGGAGATCACACTCAAATACCTCACTCCTGCCCATTGCTCTGAACTTTATGAGGGATGGGTGAGAGGTGTGAGTGTAGACAATGCCAATCAAAAGGCTAGAGTGTTCTCTGTGTTGATGAACTACTGTATCTCTATCGGACTCATCACCAACAACCCAATGTCACGCATAAAGAAACGCAAGCACACCCCCAAGTCTATCGTTTGGACAAAGGATCAAGTAGAACTCTTTGTGGATACTGCCTTTTCTAAGTTCAAATACAGAAACATAGGTCTACTTGCATTGATGTGCTATGAATGGGGTCAAAGGCCGACAGATATTATGCACTTGAAGTGGGATAACCTTGACTTTAAAACTAAGTCAGCCACCATCAAGCAATCTAAGAGAGGAGCAACAGTTAAGCTACCGATTGATGATGAGATGGAGAACTACTTACAACAGCAGTATAATGATTGGAAATTCAAAGGCCAAGAATATGTGATTCCTCACCAGAACCCTTCTGATGGGTGCTACAGACCTCTTTCTCCAATGCAGGTGTCTACCCTTACGAATGAGATAAAGGCTCTCTGTGGGCTTCCTATGGAGTTACAGATAGGTTTTCTCAGAAAGACTGCCATTGTGGAGATGATCGGCAGTGGAGTGGATCAGTTGGCAATCATGTCTGTAACAGGACACCAGAATGTCCAAAGTCTGAACCCATACAACAAACATAACTATGATACTGCCAAGTCTGCACTAGAAATGAGGAGAGGGTGATGTTTCCAGACAAAAAATACAGTATTATCTATGCAGATCCACCTTGGTCTTTCAAAACGAGGTCAGAAAAGGGTAAAGAGAAGAAATCTGCTGACAGGCACTACCCCTGCATGAACATTGAGGACATTTATAGTCTACCTGTGGGTGAAATTGCTGAAGATGACTGTTGTTTGTTTCTGTGGGTAACATACCCCTGTTTAGAACAAGGAATTGAAACAATTAAGAGATGGGGGTTTACCTACAAGACCTGTGCGTTCTCTTGGATCAAGAAGAACAAAAAGAGTGACAGTTTATTTTGGGGATTAGGTTATTGGACAAGAGCAAACAATGAAATATGTCTCTTAGGTACAAAGGGTAGTCCAAAAAGGGTGTCTAAGTCAGTTCATCAAGTTGTGATGGATAAAATAAGAGAACACAGTAGAAAACCAGACTGTGTTAGAAAACGAATCATTGACTTATGTGGAGATATGAGTAGAATAGAATTATTTGCTAGACAGGAACATCATGGATGGGATTGTTGGGGTAACGAAGTTTAAGAGGAGAGGGTGATATGAAAGAGATAGAAGTTACAGAAAATATGCTAATTAAAGCCAGAGATAAGGCAGTTGAAATGGGTAAGCTATATAACTCCATACTAAGAGGTGGTGGTAACATTGCAGGATTTATAGGAGAACAAATTGCCCTCAAAGTAATAGGTGGGGAGTGGCAAAATACTTATCAGTACGATATTCTTTGGGAAGATGGTGTTAAAGTTGATGTAAAAACTAAACAGACAAGCGTAAAACCTTTACCACATTATGAATGTAGTATTGCTAAGACTAGTTCCAAACAAGATTGTGATTGGTATATTTTTACAAGAGTTAAAAAAGACTTTAGTGTTGGTTGGTTTTTAGGAGCTATATCTAAAGAAGATTATTTTAAAGAAGCAAACTTTTTAAAAAAAGGTGAAATAGACCCATCAAATAACTTTACAGTCAGAGCCGATTGTTATAATATACCAATATCAGCTTTAAGAGAAACTATAAAAGGAAAAGATAGATGAGTGATACACCACACCAACCCTGCCCCTTTGAAGATTGTGGATCTTCTGATGCGTTCAACTGGAACGAGGATGGCTATGGGTTTTGTCATAGTTGTGGTGAAGGGTATCCCTCTAAGAATAAATTGAGAACATTTGATTGGGTCAGTAGTACTTATCCATTGAAGAGAAAGGTGAACATTATGGATACAGAGATAAAGTCTTTTACTTACGATAACATCAGGGGTATTGATCCAAAGGTGTGTGAGGCATACGGCATAGTCATCCACAAGGATGCTGAAGGTAATCCTATCAGGTATGCCTTTAAGTACCCCCACACAGTTAAGTATAGAGCCTACAACGATAAGTCTAAGACATGGATCAAAGATAAGGGCATAGGAATGGATCAGCTATTTGGACCTGCCTTTAATGCCAACAGTTCAAAGAGGATCTACATTACAGAGGGGGAGTTTGATTCGGCAAGTCTCTACCAGATACTAGGTCAGAAGTACTATGTGAAGTCTCTTCCTTCTGCTTCTATCGGAAAGAAATTCATAGAGAAAAACTACAAGTACCTCAACTCTTTCCAAGAGATAGTCTATGCAGGTGAACTTGATGATGCAGGTAAGAGATCTGCCGAAAAGTTTTATGAGGCATTTCCCTCAAAGCTATACTATGTACCAATGACTAAACACAAGGATGCCAATGATTTTTTGATGGCAGGAGAAGCAGATGCCAAGGAACTTATGTGGACTGCCTTGAAACCTCAAAGGTATACACCAGATAACTTCTTTTGCAGTGATCAGGATGTTATTGATGCGATTGATAATGAAAGTCCTTATGACTACATACCGACAGGACACACAGGACTTGACGAGAAGATCAGAGGTATAGTCAAGGGTGGACTGACCTTTATCAAAGCACCAAGAGGTACAGGTAAGACAGAACTCATACGATACATTGAGACAGGCTTATTGAGGAACTCTGACACACGCATAGCGTTATTACACATGGAAGAGATGAAGTCTACAACCTACAGGGCTATGGCTACCTATGAGTTAGGTGTTAATGTACGAACCAAAGAGGATGCACAACATAATAACATTTCTGAGGACAGGGTAAAGGAGAGTGCCGTAAAAGCTGCCGAAGGTGAACGAACCATACTCTTTGAGATGCGTTCCCATGATGATCCTCTGAAACTCTTGGAGTATACCAGACTTGCTTGCTCCGTGTATGGTGCAGAGTACATCTTTGTGGATCACGTTCAGAGATTGGCTTACCTAAGTCAGACAGGAGTAGATGGTGCTACCTCTGTCCTAACTTCTCTTGGTGCTAGGATGGCACAGTTATCCAAGGAGTTGAACATAGGTGTGGTATTTATATCACAGGTCAATGATGATGGTAGGACAAAGTATGCATCTTCTCTTGAAGAGGAAGCCATCATCTGCATCAAGATAGAACGTGACATTGAGAGTGAGGATGAGTTTGTGCAGAATACCACCAACTTTATTGTAGACAAAAACAGACCCTTTGCCAAATTAGGTCATGCA